GATGGCACTGTTCCAGGGGTGAGCGCGGAGCACTTCATCTCGGACATGCGTGTAGGCGCTGTTGCACGCTCGCGCCTGCTTGCTGTCGTCCAATAGTGAAGTGATCCGCGCTTCGCCGACACGGCTTAGCGCCCTATTGCATATATCGACTGCACTGGGCATCCGTTATCGGCCCCCCCTTGGAATCAGTCGCCTGCGGTGTAGAAAGCCTCGAGCTGCACAATCCCAACCGCAACCGTCTGGGCAGTCGTCATCGTGAGCGTGATGTCGAACGACCCGCCCGGATCTTCCGCGTAGGTAGCCGCAGCGACGATGTTCACCAACTCCCACATCTGAAGACCCATGTTCTCTTCGTCGAAAGCGACTCCGGCGAATTTCTCAACACGGTTCGCATCCGTGTCCATTGCCAGAGCAGTTGCGAACGCATCGTGACAATCCGCATGGGGAAGAGCCCCGTCGTGCGCTGCTCCGGTGCGGTAGATCCCGATGTCCGCGTCACCCGCCGTTGAAGCGCCGTCGCAGCTAAAGAGCAACGAATAGAGCCGATCGCTGGACTTCAGCGTAAGCATACGAACTTCGTCGCCTATCCCGGCTGTCGTCCCCAGGCCAACAATGGCATGTGTGCGCCTTACGCGGGCGTGTGAGAACCCGGCAGAAGCTCGCTTCTGTGTATCGAGTCCAAGTTCCTCGGTAAGGGCACCGACGCCCGGACTGACCGTCCCGCTTGAATTGAAAAGATTACTGAAAATAGTCGGCATTTGATTTGTTTCCTTGCGTTCGATGGTTGGGGTCCGGCACGACTCCGCCCCGGACCCCTCACATCAATGGGTGTTACTCACCAGCCGTAACCATGACTACCTTGCCCTCTTCAAGGCGCGTGGCCCCGATGGTGGTCTTCAGGTAGACCTGCGTGGCGTAGGACTTGTCCTCGCGCTCGCTGATCTTGGTGGTGATGTCGTTCCACACCGTAAGGTGCATACCCGACTTCGCCCATACGGGGCAGAGTCGGTCGCCACTGCCATCGACAGTCAGCCGCTCGGTGAGGACGAAGTTGATCCCCATGAACGAACGAACCCGGCCATCGACCAGCGAACGCTCCACGTTGGTATCGACGCTCTGGGTGCTTGTCATCCGCACGAGGTCATCGTGCTGAGACGCGCTGATCGCCATGTAGATCGGGTCATTGTCCACATCCACCTCGGCTTCCATCAGCAGTTTCTTGGCATCCTGAAGCTGGGCGAGTGTGAGCGCCGATCCCGATACTGCGAGGGTGTGTCCTGCAACCAAGTCCGTGTCGGTGGTTCCGTTCTCTCCGGTCTTGGATGTGGCATTGAACGCACCGATGATCTCGTCATCGATGGCTCGACCCATGGCGTAGGCCCCATTCACCGCATAGGGCGATTGGGGATTGATGAGCATTCTGACCTTGTCCTGATCGTCGATCAGGTCGGCCCACTCGTAGTCCACCGGGAAAACCCAGCGAGCATCGTGCGGAGTGGAGATCAGCGGCGTGTCGCCGTGACGGGTGGTGCGCTTGACGGCATTGACTGCGCCAACTTGCTCCACAGCCTTCGCTGCTTTGCCGGTTGCCGATCCGGTCATTACCGTATCGCGCAGTTTACTTCCCTTTTGCTGCAACAGGTGCGCGACGTTAGTCGAGTACTGCTGCACAAAAGCAGTTGAAATTTGATCTGACATTTGAATAAGCCTCTAGTATTTTGCGAGGCTTATCCGTTGCCGGGGCCAGCAGGTTCAAACGGCTTCCAAGGCTTGTCCGGATGCCACACCGGGGCCGATTTTTGTTTTGGCTGGAAGGCTTACCCGGTCGCCACGCCGGGGCCTGTTTGCTGCTGTGTAAAATTGGTACTGATTACATCATATGCACGGGTTGGTGACCGTGGCAAGGAGTATCATTCAGATTCTGGGTGAGCCAGACTATGCAGCCGGGTCATCCGGTCTACAGCCTGGGGGCGTCCATCCACATATTGCCCCATAAACTCCTTATCGAGCATAAGCTCATCGATCTTGGCTTTGGCCGCTCCGGGGGTCATCCCGAAGGCTAGACCGTTCCCACTGTCCTCTTCAGACCCTGTAGGCATCGCATGCTCCCCTAGACCGCGCCCGATCTTCGCTGTCAGTTCCAGTACGCCCTTCAAGCCCAGCGCGCCCTCTAGCTTGTCAATCGTCTCGCCGTCAATCCCGAACCGCTGCCGGAAGCGCGTAGCCGCCGCGATATTCTCATCCCAGGCTGAGCCCCACTCCTTTTTGAGTGCGGCCTCTTCCGCCTGGGCGACTTCAGCTCCTTTCTGATGCTGCTCCTGCACCAGCTCGGACAGCCTCCCGTTGTACCGCTCATGCAGGCGGGCAGTCTGGGCCTGACTCAAACCAGCCTCGTGCGCCCACTGCTTGAGATCCCCCGTCAGATCCATCGCGCCTTCGGGAACCGGAGTCTCGGACAGCTTATAGCCGTCTGCCGTCTCGGGCCTGCCCAGTCTCGTGTAGACATTGTTCCAGCCTTCCGCGTCTTCCGCGTCTTTGGGAAGGTGTACAATCTGATCCGCAGGGGCTCCCATCGACTTCTCAAGGTTCCGGTACGAGTCAAGCATCTGCTCAGCCCCGCTCCAGCCCTTGTTCTCGATATACCCCTGAGAGTCTTCCGCCAGTCCCTCGGTCCAGTTTCCAGACGGTTCCGATGTGGTGACCTCGGCTGATCCCGAAGGCTCGCCGCTCGTCACACTCTCCGCGCTAACTCCGATTTCTTCTGCTGCCATGTCTTATCACTCTCTCCTATACACTGGAACCCAGTGCGCTGATGTTTACTCCACCTGACCCCACACCACGAACAAAGTAAGTCCTCATCGAAATGATGTGCCCCGGCGGCATTAGGGTGGCAATCGCAGTCGAACCTGCGACCCGTAGGAATTTTCTTCACGGGCTCAACCATCTGTTTCCGCAGTCTCAACCATCTCCCCTATGTCGCCCTCACTCAGTGACAGATAACCCTGAATCCGCAGCCAGACCTGACGGCGACCCTCAAGCTGGGCGGTCCCGTGACTATCGCCCCCAACGTGAGTAGTGGTATTCGCGTGGCAAAACCTTTCCAGATCGGCCATCACCTTCCCAGACGGTTCACCGTCGAACGTCTGTTTGTATGCCTGACTCCGCTCTATCAGGAGATCACGCACCGCCTGCCTCCTCCGGTAGTGCCGCCTGGGCCTGCGCCATATCCTTCATCGCAGGCGCGGCTTGTGTCATGGCCGCCATCATCTGCTGCTGCTGCGCTTGCTGCTGCTGCTGCTGACGCACCTGCTCCATCTCATCTGGAGTCTTCAGTATGGTGGCTGGGGCTCCATTGATGTCGGCGGAGAGACGAATGATCTCCTCCGTATTGAAGATGGACAGGATGCTCGGGTCTGCCTCGGCAAACGGGGCCACCATCTCCATCGTCCGCTGGATTCCCACCAGCTCCTCGGTGCGCTGCATCCGCATGGAAGGGCTCTCGTAGCCAATCTCATACTCGCCGCTAGCCTCAAGCAGAGGCTGCGGTATCGGGGGCAGCATCCCCTGGCGCTGAAGGATAGAAAACTCTCGATGGATTTGCGGACCCAACATCTCCGACTGCTGCCGGCCCACGGTGGGAGCCAGAAGCTGACCCTTCTCCTGGGCGCGGATCAGCGCCTCGGTCGCCGTCATGTAGGGCTTGTCCAGCAGGAGCTGGAACAACGTGACCAGAAACGCATCGTTGATAACGGCACGCTCCTTTTCGAGCATCCCCTCGGTGATGTCCAGGCGAGCCCCTGTTTGGAGCGGCTGGATCAGCGGGCGACCATTGGCGTCCACGCCGCCGTAGTTGAGTCCTCCGGGCGTGAGTCGTACCTGCTTGCTGCCCGTACCCAATACTCCGTCATCGTGAAGGAGTAGGGGCGGGTCAACCAACTTGTGACCAGCTCGGATAAAGGTCTTCTGCATCTCCTGCGCCATTTTGATTGAAGGCAGGACCAGCATCGCCGGGGATCGCCCGTACATCTCGGTGGGATTCACCGTGTAGCGGGAGTAGAGATACGGCATCTCGTGATAGCCGCCCTCATCGATCATGGCCTTGTCATCGATGCCGATATGGTACGAGAGCCACGGCATACCCTCCGCGTCTTTCCGCTCTTTGTCGTAATCCATCCGAGGCATCACAACGTGCAAAAACTCAAACTGCTTGTAGAGCTGGTCCGGTTGTTCTAGCGCCTGGGCGATCTTGTCCGGCAGGTTCTCAGCGCCCCACTCCTGCGCGGCAGCCTTCGCACTCATCGTGTACTTGCGGTAGATGGTATCGATACGCCGTGCCGGGTTGATCTCGATATACACCGAGCCCACATGGCACTGGACATAGGTGACCCCACCGCGACCGTCTCGGGGCTCATCTACGAATAGGCACGAGTTACCAAAAGCACCCAGGGACTTGTAGCCCTCGTGCATTTGGGAGTAGTACCCAGCGTTAGGAGAGTTGCGCGCCTGGAACATGATGCGCGCCACTTCTTCAAACCAGACCTTCACCGAAGGATCACGGTTCAAGTTCTCATCCGTAGAGCGTAGTGAGTGCCACTTGTGAGCCCGAGGCGTGAGCATGGACTCCAGGGCGGCAGCAAACTTCTCCAGCGCCATCGCAGCCGTCGCATCATATATCTTGGTGCTTCGCTTTTCGCCTACACTTCGCGTTGTCAGGAACTCATCCGCCGCCGGCCACACCCGTTCAGCCACTTCTTGCCAGTGGCTATCCCAGTTGTGGCGTCGGCCCTCAAGTTCATTTAGACGCCGTAAACAGTCTTCGACATTCTTAGCCATACTACCCCCCCGTGATCCTTCCCGCTCCAGTCGGCAGAGCCATCTGCGATCCACCGAGTGGTTGTGTCAACCTCGCGGAAGACCTTATGCCAGAACGTGCTTCTCTACCCCCACGGGCCAAACTATGATACCGGGATGCGGTATCCGACTTCGACTTTTTCGACCGAGCGTCTCGTTTAGCGATTGGCTTATCGAAGGTGGGCCCGAAGAGAGCGCGTCCAGCCCCAGGTGCCTGTCGTTCAAGCTCGTCGTACATTGCAAGGCCCATACTACCCCCCCGTGATCTTTGTCGCACCAGTCGGCGGAGCCATCTGCGGTCCACCCAGTGGTTGTGTCAGCCGAGTGGAAGCTCTTCCGCCAGACCGGACTTTTCTGCGCCGCGCTTCCGCACTTCGCTTGGCTTCTTCAGGAGCCAAAGCCGGTGTTTCAGGTTCAGGTACTTCCGGCATCTCTGGCTGTGTCGCAGCCGAGACTACCGTCGATACGAGACTCGCTATAAGTAAGGCTTCAACTCCCATTTCATTCTCCTAGGTCTTTGTAGTTTCCGAATTCAGTTTGTGTCCACCCGCGCATCCGCAGGTATCTTCTCATTGCCTTCCGGGGGATTCTCTCATCTTGCCCCGGCAATCCCGTAACCGAATAGATTCGTTTGGCTCCCATCAACTCCGCTATGATTTCCAACGCGAGCATTTCGCGGGGCGTACCCAGGTTCCCACGCCGATCCTTCCTAGCACAACAGTGTACAATCACTTCCTCTTCGCGTGGACCATCTATAAACCAAGCCAGGACTGAATCGCCGGAACGGACCCACATCGCTTGCTCTGCTTCTTCGTCTGGTATTGGCCTCGGGTAACCCCACTCCATAGCCTCTTTGGCTGCTTCTAATCGGTTCTTTTCTTCTCGGATGTAGTTCACTAGCCTATCCCGTTAGTCTTTTGGCCCTGGAGCTGCGCCGCCCTGGCATGTTGTGATCGTTGCTTCCCGGTCCCCAGCCTCCACCACCCGGTCGGCCATCGAGATCGTCGTTGGGGCCTTGGGGATCAGGGCCTGTCGGGTTAGGCATAAGTGGGTTGCTGGCGTCGGGCGGCTCATCTTCGGGGCGGGGGGCGGGAGGCGGAGGGCCGGGGAGCCCAGGCCCAAGCGGGGAGACATAGTTGGAGCCCACCCTCTGGACTGGTCCCGTGCGTGAAGGAATGCCTAGAATACCAGCCGCTCGGCGGGCCGATCGGTACGCAGCGCCACCCAGCATCCCGGCACTGCGGGCCCCGTAATCGGGGGCCATATAGACACCCAGAGTGGAGGAAGAGGAAATTCCACCCGAAGGCGGGGCCGGGACGCCGTAGGTTGATCCACTCGTGTAGATGGGGTGCGCGGGATCGCCTGGATCAATATGTTCATTCAGGGCATCCTCCCGCACCTGATCCCAGAAGTTGTTCCAACTCTCCGTCATTTTCTCCAGATCCCACTGCATCATCGACTCCCTTAGTGCGTTAGAAAATTGCGTGGGTTTGTGAAGGGGTTTTCCCGTTGCGTTGTGCAGGCATCAAGGCATCGCGCCCTTCGCCTCCACCCATCAACGCATACTCGCAGGCTTCAACGGGATGGCTGTAGACATTCTTATCCGGCGCGTCTGTGTATCGCTCGGTCCCGGTAATCTTCATGCGGCGGTAACTGAATCCACCCATCAGTCCCTTGCGGATCATCTTCGCCTTGGGGCTCACAAGCAGAGCAGGCTTTCCATCCATACACACACGCATGGCGGGGTTGGAAATCGCAGCTCTACGAAGGTCCGGGTTGTTGCTTTCGCACGGGCGAGCAGGGATACCCGCAGCGCGCATGATGCGGATTGGGGTGTCTTCGGTGGCCTGACTCTGCGCTCCACCGGAGGGGTCGCACCATACTTCTACGGGCATCCCTTGATAGTGAGCATCGAGGTATCGCTTGAGCTCGGGCCCAAAAACCGCTGCGCTCATGTCCTCGCTGGTCATCTCGTCAATGATGACACGGCGGCCTATGTCTTCGATACACTGGGTAATGGCGGCAGCCGGGGTACGGCCAAAATCCACGCCAATAATCAGCGGATACCGCTTGTCGACTTCAATGTTTTCCGAGGCGCAGTGGACTGAATCCACATACTCAGGATGGACCGGCTTACCATCCACCACAAATCCGTATTCATTGGATAGCATCACCCGTATCCAATCGGGATCTTTCCCCTCGAGGCCCTGGGTGTAGTACCCAATCGGAAGGTTCTCGAGATTTTCCGAGTCAGGGTTGGAAATCCACTCCCCCTCCTTCGTACCGGGGAAGACTCCGCCGGGTTGACGAAAAAACTCCCAGCCTTTCGGCTTGGTTTCCTCGGCCAAACTGAAGTACCAGTGGTCCTCGTCCGGAGCATTCGTGTCGCCGAGCATCCCGTTCCATGTAGGACGGACGCCCCCGGAGACAATCGACGGATATCGACCGTGACGTAGGTCAGCCATGTCCACAATCGACTTGACCAGCTCCTTCGTCTCGTTCAACCAGATCCCGGTGACCTGATAGCCTCGCAACTTCCGCACCGCATCGTCTCGGTCCAGAGCCAGGAATATCACCTCCGACTTGACCTTCGTACCGTCCTCGAGCTGGAACTGAACCCTGAATGTGGGGGGCTCGAGGCCGCCCATCTTCATCGTCCCCAGCCCCTCAAAAATAGACTGGAAGTCTTTCACCGTAGTCCCCATCAAATCGGGGTAGGTGTTCCTCACAGCCAACCAGCGGGTGGGACGGACGCCCTGGGCGTTGGGTGCCTGCTCCGTCATCTGAGCCAGAATCCGCTGCACCGCAGCATACGTCTTACCGGATCCCAGCGGACCCATGATGCAAGAAACACGCTCACGGCACGCCATGAAGCCATCCAAAACAGGGTAGTGACCTACACCTAATGTGATCTCAGCCTTTTCCATGCGTATCCCTAGGGGCAGGTTGCTTTGGGTAAAAATTCCGTGTCGAGGCGATCATTGAAGGACATCGCTTTCGTTTCTTTCGGTACCCCCTCCCGGCTCGGAATCGTCAGGCTCGGGCGAGAGCTCGGCCACGGCCACGGGCACGGCCTGGCCTGGGCGTTTCCCCCCACTGTAGTCGCGGATCACGACGGTCGGGCCCTCGGTCTGGATCTTGCTCTCGGTGGGCAGCAGTCGACCAAGCAGCGAGGCGAATGCCTTCGGGTCATCGGCGGCGAGCTCGAGCAGCCAGCCTTCGACGCCTCGAGGGTTGCCGTCCGGATCCACTCCGCCGGCACGATCACCGGCACGGAGCAGTGCATCCTTCAGCGCCTTCGTGCTGCGGTTCTGCGTCCCCGGCTTCTTGCCAGCCGGATTGCCTGACTGCCCTGGCTTGAACGGCATTGCTTCTCCTTGCTATTTGCAACTCTAGCCTGCCTGTGTTCGCTCTCACCGATTCCTCACCTCTGGGGGGAAGAGCAGCAAGGACGGATCAGGTTGGATTCAGTTTGGAAAGAGCCGAGTATAACGAACCAGTGCCACGCCTTGAATGTCAGCGCAAGGACTTGTCAGTAGAAAGTCATCCTCCGAGTGACTCCCACCCACTCCCCTGACTCGCCGTGATCGCCACTCGAGCATTCGGCTTGCCCCTCCGAGGTCGGCGATGACCACTCGACTTACCTCGATGAGTCTCGAGGATGATCTGCACCTCACGCTGTACCTCGAGCAGTGGGAATCCAGACGCCAGGCGCTCGCAGACATGAACAGCTCCCGCCTCCCAACCCTTCACCCACTCCACCGCATTGACCTTGCCATCCAATCCCGCCGGTAGCCGACTGTCATCCCCGAGGCTCATCGCTCCACCTGCTCACGCACGGCCAGCCGGGTGAGGACAGCCGCAGCCAGGACATGCTCGCGGATACTCGCCACATCGAAACCCTCCTCCTCGGCTTGGTTGCAGTAGTTCAACCCGTCGACCAGCTCACCGAAGAGCTCGAACACACCCTTCTCCCCCTTGAATGGCTCGTCCGGAGCTCGCCCGTACTCCTTCAACCCTTCTTCCCACTTCGCCTTCATCGCATCCAGTATCGGCATCGCCACGAGCTCTCGTCCTGTCACTCTGTCACCCCTCCCCAAATCTCGATTAACATACTTCCCTTGCCTCGAGCAGCCTTCTCCCAGCGCCACTCCCCCGCCAACTGGCTCGGCGTATCGTCAAACGCCTGATTTACCTCGCGAATCACATCAGTCAACCCATCTTGCAGGTTCTTCGTCGCCGCGACAGCGTTGTCGGAATCCGGTTCCCGGCTGGACCTGCGAGTGTAACGCACTCGGATCCAATCCAAATGAGGCATCGGGCCCGCCGCAGCCTTGAACGCCAGGAAGGCATCACGCCTCCAACGCTTCCTCACACGATGGTTCTCAGCCCAGTGCTTCCCCATGGCGTTGGGGCTCGGCGGCAGCCCAGGCATCTCAAACTCGCAATGAAACTTCATCCCTTCAACCTCTAACCGCATGGAATACATGCCCTAATCCCATGAGAACCTGATAGTGATACTGATATGGATACCGATAGTGATAAGGATTCATTTCACCTCCTTCGCGAGCTCGAGAATCGACGCGGGCCCACGCCCTTCTATCTCACGAGGCCGCTCGTCCAGCCCACCCCGGAGTTGGAACGTCGCCCGCCGATACCAGCGAGGCAGACTCCGCGCCTGGCCTGGGTTCACCTCGCCCGGAGCCAGTTGCAGCGCCGCCTTGATGACATCGCCGGGGCCCGGAGGCCAGCCGCCCTCGTGCTGGATGCACGCGAGCTGGCACGCCTCGCGAAACACATCCACCGGCACCCCCTTCGTCAGATTGCCTAGGCTCTTGAGCCTGTCCGGAGTCGCTGTCTGCCCGTAAGCCACCAGCATCTCAGTGAGTGAGCCGAGCCTGAGCGCCTTCTCTCGAGCGTCCATCCTTCTCCTCCGATTCAGCGAGCACCTGCCGCGCTGCGTCAAATGGGTCTGCGACCGCGACCGAGCGGGCCACCTGCACGCTGACCTTGTCCCAGTTCCGACGAAGACCCGCTGGGCTGGCAATTACACCCCCCCAGAATGAATCATCCACCGCCCAACAGATCACTCGAGCAATCTCGTCCGCCGCGATGCCATCCACACGCAGCAGCTTGTCCATATCGCGGGCCCAAACGTCCGGACTGTGACGCCGCAGCTTCCGGCCATCACGCTCAGCCTTCCCCTCCAGAGACAAACGCATCCCCTCCGCAAGACGTTTCGCAGCGTCCGAGGACTTACTAATAGGGGGCGTGGGAGGGGGAGGGGGAGGGGGAGGTGGCGTATCGACAGTTGGCGGCTCGTTTCGGATGAATTTCGGGCTTCGCAAACCCTGAAAATCCGAGAACTTAGGCACCGACAACCGCAACAACTCTCCCTCTCTTTCGACAGATATCCCGCAGATATCTCCGAGACTTCTCAGAGACTTCTCCCCGACATCTCGGCGAAACCGGCCAGTTATGAGCGCCACTTCTCGACTTGAGAGCTCGATGGTGCCAGCTTCGTCAGCGGTCAGGCCGTGCCTAGCCCACCGGCTGTTCATGGCAGCCAGCAGTCTGACCCAGACCGCGAGCTGGTCGTTGCTGAAATTGTCATGCAGGACCGAGTCAGCGACCCTGAACCACGCTTTTCGTCTCGCCATTGGTTCTCACCCCCCCTTGAAATGCGGCACGCCCCGTCGCCGCACGTTGCCGCGTTGTCTGCGCTCGAACGCGGAAAAACTCACCCCCACCGAGCTCCGGATGCATGCGGTTGAACCGGCGCGCGTAGAAAGGCACGAAGTGATCGTTGAATTTCAGGTCTGGGGATGTGCCCCCCGCAGACGTTTCCCACCGGATGCGCTCCAGCACCGCCCTCGCCCCGAAATGCTCGTATCCCAGCTCCGCCTTCTCGAGCGCGAACTGGCAGAAAAGCCTCCAAACATCTGGGTGTTCCACATGGAACACCTGACACTGCCGGCGCACCTCCTCGTGCCGTGTGACCGTATCGGTCACAGCGACCTCGCCACCGCCGCAAAAATAGACCGAGCCTGCACCATCTGCTCGGGCTCGAGCAGCCTCGAGAGCGGGATCCCAGTGTGATCGGACACTCGCGCAGCCAGCGGTAGGGGAAGGAGGCGCTCTCCGGAGGCAAATTTCGCCACCTGGCCGCCGCCACCCACCGCCACATCCAGAGCTCGGATGCTCTCCCCTTCCGTTTCGCACCATCGAACCAGTGATTTTTTTACCATCCAGGGAGAGTACAGACGAAACGTCTGCGGAGCAATGACCCCTATGAAAAAAGACTCAAGCCCCCCTTGTAATCGCCGACAATGTGTCTACAATGGGCAAAGTATCGAGCACCACGGACGCCCGCGTAACTAACTGAAAAGGAGTAACACAGACATGGCTATTTTCTCGCTTGAAATGAACATCACCAACGCGGCATTCGTTGACGATTCTGGACGCACCGAGGTAGCGCGAATCCTGCGCGACCTAGCCGGGAAGATCGATGGCGGGAAAGATATGAAGCAGCGCCTCGTCGATGCAAACGGCAATACGGTGGGCGCGTCTGACGTTTACGCTGTGCCGAGAACGGCGGAAGAGGCGGCACTCGCCGTCTCGGCGGGGGGCCAGTAGTTATGACGGCAAGGTGCGCCTTATGTGAAAGCGAGCTGTTCGCGCGCAATGAGGGTGAAATATGCCCACACTGCGCGGATCATTTCGCGAGGCAGTTCCGCCGGCATGTCCGGCGGGGCGAACTGAACTCAATTTGGGATGACCCGGCTGGCCTGGCTATCGGCTCGGCTCTGATCGTCATCTGCGGTTTTCTGGGATACTTTTTTTCCAGTTGAGAGAGGGGAATGACATGGATCAAACACACACCACGATGGGGCTCGTCCACCAAATCGGTGAAACCGAGCATAAAGGGAAAGAGGGGACGTTCAAGATCCGCGACCTGATTCTCGTGAACAAACCTTCGGACCCGTTTCCGGTGTACGTCAAGTTCAAAGGCGTGCAGGACATGACCGATAGGCTAGACGCCTTCAGCCGAGGCCAGTTTGTGCTCGTCCGCTGGCAGCTCCGGGGTCGCGATTGGGTGAACCCAGAGGGCAAGACGGTGTACTTCACGGATCTGGAGATTGCGGGCATCGATCTGGTCGAGCATGTCGTCGATCACGATGTAGAGCGCGGGCCCGTGACTGCCCCCCTCACTCCTGTCGCATCAGCCGGCGAAGACCTACCTCGAGCGGATGAGGTGCCTTTCTAATGGGTGACAGAACGCTGCACACCCGGATCGCGTTGGTTCAAATCGAGCTCGGTTCCGAGGTGACCACCGACAAGGTTGGGGGGCGTAACAACCGCTACCCCTCACTGCTCAAGGCGCTGACCGATGCGGTGCCCGTGTGCTGCAAGCACGGCATCACCGTCACCCAGCCCTGTCGGTACTACCCCGAGACGAACACCACCACCGTCCAGACCATCCTGACGGATGCGGAGACGGGAGAGCGGGAGGTCAGCGAAATGGCGCTGGACACCAGCAATGGGGGGCAGGCCACAGGCAGTCTTTTGACCTACTACCGGCGATACCTTCTATTGTCGGCCCTCTCGCTCGCTCCGGGTGGGGTGGAAGAGGACGATGCCGAGTTTCTCGAGATCCGGCATCAGGAGCTCCAGCTCGAGCGGAAGACGCTGCGGGGCGAGTTCGACAAGTCTGGCCTGTCATGGTCGGATGTGTGTGAGGGTGTCGGCTTCAGTACGGATCACATCCCCGCGACGGTTCAAGAGGTGAAACGGTACCGCGACTTCATCCAAAAGGAGGCTGCAAAATGAGCACGAGGCTTCGAGACATCAGCAACGAGGACGGCTGGGTGCATTTCCTCGGCTACCTAGCTGACGAAGAGCACTGGAGCGCACGCGAGGTCATCAGCGTTGTCGAAAAAAGTTGGAAATGGGAGCGAGAGTACGATGAGTTCATGGCGGCCTCGATGGCCCCGGACCAGCCTGACTTCAGAACACTCGAGGCGATGATTAACGGTTGGCACACACCCGCCGAGCTGGCAGAAATGGAGGCCGAGGATGGCTGAATCAAGAAATGAGTGGGTGGAGGAGTGGGTGGAGGAGAGACGCAAGGAGTGTGTCAAATTCACCGTCGCCGCCATCCCAGAGTGGAGAGTGTGCTGTAACACCTGCGAGAAGCTGGTTCCTGTCGGGAAGCACATCTATCGAGATTTTGAAGGCGAGGAATTTTGCGACGAATGCTTCTCGATAAGGCATGAAAGCGCAGGATACGAGGCGCTCATTCAGAAAGAACGAGCCGATGAGGATAATTGGGGAGAGAGCCAGATATGAGATTGTTTGAAATAAGCGAGGCCATCGAGCGCCTCATCTTTGATGCCACGGACAGAGAGACGGGTGAATTGAACGATGAGGCGCTCGATGAGCTGGATGAGCTCGAGGGCTCGCTCAAGGACAAATCCGTGAATGTCGCCCTGTATGTCTTGGGCGAGCTCGCCGAGGGAAAGGCGATAGAGGAGCACGCCAAACGGCTTCAGGAGCGGGCCCGATCTCACAAGAAGAGAGCGGAGAAGCTGAAGACGTACCTCGAGCGGACGCTGCTGCACGATCTCGGACTAGTGACGATCTCGGATCCGAGGGTGAAGATTGCATGGCGCAAAAGTCAGGCGGTGGTGGTCGATGAGGACGCCAGCCTGCCCCCGGATCTCACCCGCGTGAGGGTGGAGCCCGATAAGGCTGCGATAAAGGATCGCCTCAAGGCCGGCGTGGTGATCGACGGCTGCACGCTCGAAGACCGCGTGTCGATGGTGCTGAAATAATGGAATGGTTTGATGTGGTGGAGGCTCGGGGCTTGGCGCTCTGGGCCTGCATCATCCTCTTGTCGATCTGAGGGCGACCCCAAAATGACAGAAAGTGTCACTTTCTGCCTTGGCCCCATCGAGCAGGACAAAAAGCGCGGGATCTGTCCTACGCCAATACACGGCTGCTAGAGCCGGGGGGGAGTCCCCGATTCTGGCACCGGAAATGCCCCCTTCCCCCCGGCCCGAAAATGTGCCCTAGCACATACCCCGGTAGGCAGGGAAGTGGCCTTTTTTGAGGCCAAAAAAGAGGGGTTATCTGCCCTTCTCGTGGCCCTTAGTTGGCCCTTAGTTGGCCCCCCCTGGCCCCCGCCTTGGCCCCCTGCTTGGGCCAACCCCCCTGGGTACGGAAAACAGGAAAAATCACCCCTGAGATTTCCTGCGACAGGAGCGCCTTAACGCAGTAGCTCGAGGAGCCACGCGAAGAGCGGGCCTACGCCCAGGGCCACGCTGACCCCGGCGTACATCTTGGCTCTAAGGGCCACTAGCTCCCGGTGCAGAAGTTCTTGCTCTGACGATAAGAGCTGGATTACCTGCCTTGAGTTTCTGGCGGCGTGGCGGGTGTCTGCCAACTGGCTTTCAAGCACACTGATTCGCGTCTCGATATCACTCATTGGGTTTCAAGACTCCGTCCAGGGCAGCGTGGAATGCTCGCTCGATCCGGCCCAACTGCGGATAGAACTCTGTGATGGTGTGCCCGCCGTGACATTTGTCATGGCCCTCACCCTCCGGGTCCACCACCGCATGGGTCCACTCGTGGATCATCGTATCCACAGCCTGGGAGATGGGGATATCCTTTGCCAGCCGGATCATGGCGGGCTGGCCGTTCTCGGGAGGGTGGTAGGTGCCAAGGCAATCCGCGTAGGCTTTCGGCATCTTTCCCACCCACAGCCGGACATGCCCTGGAGCCGGAAACTCCAACTCAAGCCATCGCTTGATCCGGCCCAGCCTTCTACGCTGGCGGTCCATTAGTCCACCCAGATGGGGCAGGTGGTGGCCCTGCTCAGACGCCCTGTGTGGACCGTGGTGAACAGTTGCATCGGGGGGCTTGGAGCCAGACCCAGGGACGCTGCAAACGGATTGTACCCCACTGCGCACCCGTTCACGCACACTGTGTTCAGATCCCAGTATTGATGGTGGTGGCCCAGGAGGTAGAGGTCAGCGGGGTATGCCTGACGCCATCGAGATACAGCTCGGAGGAGCGACGGGGCCAGCCCTCCGATGCCGGACCCACCCTTCACGCTGTCGCCGTGGGTGATGCAAATGGTGTAGCCAGGGAAGATTTCCATGGTCGCAAAGTCTTGCTGCGGGATGTAGAACTCGACCCGCTTTTCCCCAGCCTCCTCGTAGTGATCGGCCAGTCTCAGGTACAGATCGTGGGCATGGCTGTACCTCTGGTTCAGCCCCGGCGTCCTCTTCTCCGTGGTCCGATCATGGTTGCCATCGACGCACGGGATCAGTATGCGGGGAATGTCCCAAGCCAGGAGGGAGTCGATGATCCGGCGCTTGAGCCGGTACGCAAAGCGCGTGGCCTCGGTGGGCGTCATCGGAGAGTCGCGCTCGGACTTCGGGTGTAGCTCCCCCGAGATCATATCCCCCAGCATAGGCAGAACCATGTAGGGAATGGGGGAGGCCAGGGCCTCGCGCTCTAGCAGTTTGAGCAGCCGCCGTATGTAGTTCTCGACCTTCTGCTCGGCTAGCTCTGGGTTCTGTTCGTTGATGCCCCCGGTATTCTCCAGCGTGAACGTTTCATCGTAGTGTTCGTCGCTGTTCACGGCGATAGGGATAACAGCCTCGCCCCGCCTGGACTTCTTCAGCCGGACCACGGGCGGCTTGGCGATAGCTTTCGCCAGGGCCTCGCGCACCGACAGATGCTCCTCGAGCACATCCACCGCCCGGTGGAGATCACGGTTCTCGGCTTTGATCTCCGAGATCGTCTTGGCCGTGCGCCGCATCTGGCGCGCAGACTCCAACGCATCCTCTCGATCACGCTCGGCCTCGTACTGGGCCCGGATCAACTCCTCGGGATCAGGCATCGGGGAACTCCTCCCGAATATAAGTGCGAAGAGCGGGCAGAGACTCAACGTCGAAATCCAGATCCTCATCCAGCAGCAGAGCATCGAGCAGGCTCTGCAACGCCATCGGCTTCGGGCCCACCTCATCACGAATGTCAAGAAAAGCCTGGACGAATGTTTGGAATCGCTCGGCCTGTTCAGGGTGGCCCCTTAACCACAGGTCGATGGCGCGGTTCCGGCCCGCCCATTTCTCGTTATGAATTTTTAACAGATCATCTTTGGGTTCCCCCATCATTGTCTCCTCTGCATTGGGGGGTGAAACTAGGCCCAGCACGGCCTGACCGTCGCCATCGGTGGACAGTCAAACCGTCCCTGTCCTTTGGCAGCAACGAGTACCCGATAGGCGGGTCTGGCCCGAGGCGCACGCGATCCAATTCGGCAGGGGTGGGAGGGAGGTTGGACAGGGCAAACTGAAGCTCACACCAGACAGCGGCCAGTGCCTCCAAATCCCCCTCGCGCTTCGTCCGCTCAATCGATTTCTCCCGCTGCCCAGGCTTCACCTTTCCGGGTGCGCCCTTCGGCATCAGCGAATGGCCTGGATGCCATCGCAGTAGTTCTCCAACTGGGCGAGATAGAACAGGGTAGCCGGGGCATCATCGAGTGCGCCCTGGGTCGCCTCCTCCACCATCGCCATCGTCGGCGTCGGACACGGGGGGAGGATCGGCATCCCCCGCATTGTTTCGCAGGCGGCGCAGCCAGCGAGCAGCGAGAGCATGAGGATCAGACACCACAGGTCGCCCGATGTGTTCAGCCATGACGCCCAGCCTCGTGAGATCATCGCGTTCCCTTTCCTTCTCGGCCTGGAGCTTGCCGCGACGGTACTCGCTGCGGGCGTAGAGCCAGACCAAGGTCAGCCCTAACACCACTCCAGCGAGCCCTACACTCAGCCATGCAATCACTGGCTGCCCGAAGCGTTCCGATTGTTTCCACCGATCAGGTCGATGATGCCAGCCAACCCGCCCAGCTTGTCATTCGGAATCCATTCAGCCGCCGTAGCCGCCAGCCCACGAAGCGCCGCTGCGACAAACAGCAGCCACATCACGGTAGACTCCCCCAAATTCAAACTGCTCAAAATATTACTAATTGCGTCCATGTTAGTCCTTTCGTTTTTTCAGTTGAAATTCAATGTGACAGTGGGTGCGCTCTTGGATCACATCCCACTCCTCGCCCAGCTCTGAGCGTAAACGCTTCATCAGGTCCGGCATGACAGAGATCGGCACGCCGCCCTGGAGTTGATGGTTGGTTCTCAAGTCAGCGCCCAACCCCACAAAATGCAGTGAGCCGTCTTGGTGTATGCCTCGGCCATCGGTCAGGCTGGTCACCACCAGACCCCCCGGAATAGAAAACTCATGCCAGACAGACTCGGCGATCATCAGTCCGATAAGCATCTCGGGCCGGATGCCTACGCAGGACACGCCTTTTTTAAGATGGAAATTCATTGCTCTTCGGAAATCCTTAAAGCAGCCCTGACCTGGGCTCGGAACTCTGCCTGTTCTACCTCGGCCTTGTGGACTTTTTCCTCCAGCCCGGCCACCGTTTCCTCGACCTTTTCGATCTCGGCCAGGACACGCTCTTCTCGCTCTTCCCCCTTGCGCTCCACCCGGTCAAGGTCATCGTGTCCAGCGCGGCTACTGGTGAATGCAGCGATGGCAATCAGTGTCGCAACCAGCACGGGGTACGCGATCTGACTCAGCAAACTATTCCCATTCCCATTAGGCATCTCGATCCCTCATCTCTCTCAACGATTCCAGCACAGAATCCAGTTCATCATCAACAGTCACAGCCGGCAGTGCCTCCAGAATCTCAGTGATCTCATCCAGTTTACCAAGTTGCTCCAGGCTAAAATCGCCAAACACCTCGGCTGCCGAACGCAGACCCGTAGCGTGGTTCCTCACCGCTATGTCCTCAAATTTGTGGTTGCTCATAAACTTCTCTCTTCCATCAACTGATCGGCGTGATCGTCAAGGCCGCGCCCGGTACGCTGGGGAGTGCAGCCGACGCAATGGCGCTGTAAGCAGCCGCCGCGACGTTATACGTGCCATATCGGAATTTGATAACGTCATCCTCCTGCATCGACACAATGCAACTGCCAGACACATTGTGGTGCATGAAGTAATACGCGAACCAAGTGCCGTAATGGCCGTTTGAACTCAATTCTAAAGACCCCGCCACATCCGCAAAGGCTCCACCGTCAGGCTTCTTCTCGATCTTCCCATAAATAGCTAGGTTCCTGTTGAGAGAAAAATATTGGAACCCGACTGACCAGTTCACCAGAAACAGGCGCGTATCTGACCCGGACACATCGTCATACTTCAACTCTGCGCTGGACTCAGACCACCCGCTATTGGCGTGAAGCGTCCACCCACTCAGATGTGGCGTGTTGTTAGGGGTTTGACCTGCGGCGGTTGTTGCGATGGTGCCTGATGGTATGGTATGGCTGGCACGGAGGTAGCCAGCGTGCTGCGTGTCAACGTAGGTTTTGGTCGCTGCGTCCTGATCCAGTGTGGGATCACCCACCCCGGTGATCTTGTTGCCACCCATGGCGATGGCGGCACCGTGGGTCCAGGCCCCGTTGATCGTCTCGGCTGCGGTCTTGTCCACAAGGTTCTCGTTGTCGATACCTGCGACTTCGCCCTGGCCGTCGTGAAAGGTCAGGTTGTTGATGTCGGTAATGCTTTTGTCGTTGGCGTCTAGGTCGCCTGCTAGCACGGGGGCCATATCGGTGACAAGGCGGTCTACGCCTTTGCGCCACCGCAAGCCCCGAGGCATTCGGGAATCAATAACAAGATATTCCCCGTCCCGGCCCTTCGGCAGGTTCTTCCGCGTCACCTTGTCCCGAAGATCAGACATCAGATTAGAAGACCCGACGCTGCTGATGGAGCCCCGGTAGTCTGCAAAACATGCACTGTGAACTTCATAACGCCTCCAGCGAAGTCGGTATTCCCGACGTTGACTACCTTGATGCGTACTGCGGTAGACGATGTGACAACCCCGGAGAATATAAGCTCCGCAGGTGCTGCTGTATCGTCCCCCATACACGCACCCACAACCACCGCAGAGTTTGGACGGGTCAGCCCGGAGAAGGCGCTGAAGGTCACTGACTGGGAGTTGCTTGGGGCTGCGCTATCGGGGATATGTGTAACGGCAGGAACCGCTATGTATTCTGTGGCGACTCTCCATCTATGCAAAGATTCGTCTTCCCCGGCAACTTGGCCGAGATGGAACTTGTTAAACACGCTGTGGGATGCCGGTACGTTCCCGAAGACCTGGGTATTGGTGACCGACTCGGCGTTGCCACCTATACCATCCACCGCATCGGCGGTTTTGGTAAGGACGTTTCCCATAACCACGCCACTATCCACATCTTGAATCCGTATACCGTTCTGTCTTGCTGTGCTTCGGTCATCGAAACATCTATTGCCGGATATAACAAACCCCTCTGTATCGACAAGATAGATTCCATACCCGCCGTCAGCTTCGGCGTCATTGTTCCAGCAGATGTTGTCGGTGACGGTTACATTCTGTGACCTCGCGTAGAAACTGAAGGAGACGGCTCCGGTAAATGTAGGTGCGTGGTCTACGGTGAACTGAGTGGTATTCGTTATCGCCACTACTCTGGTGTGCGGATCTTCAAACACTATGGTGGCACCCGTAAGCGGCGCCCCGACTGACGGGTCATGTGTGATGGTCACCACCGCGTCCAGAGTCACCGAAGTGTCCACAATAACGGACAAGATTTTCGCACCCGCAGGTATCCCTGGGCCATACGCATTCATGCCCTTTTGTAGTTCGCTCAGCCCAGCGCCTGTGTCACTCATCGTGATGACGGCTGAAGAGGCGGTCATTTCGCAGTCAGTCATCACCACCCGCGTGTAGCGTCGAATGGTTCCCCGAGCCGCGTCGTACTGCGCTAATACCATGCCAGGGCGCACGATCTCTGTGGTGGTGCCCCCGGTTAAGGTAACAGTGGTTCCGCCATCGACGGTGGTGGCGGAGAGGAGTTCCGATGGAAAGGTTCCGCCGGCTATCGATATCCCATGTTTGCCATAGGAACAGTTGTTGCCGCTGATGGTTATCCGATTAGGCATCGCATTAACTCGTATACAACCCGCCACCTCTGTCGTTGACAACAACTCCCAGAACCCATCGTCATCGGCTATCGGGCCATTTGACCACCCTGTCGGCGGATCAGGCAGAGGAAGAGCCACCTGTCCTGGGTAAGTGCCATCCGGCTCCGTGTCGCTGGCAGTGATGGCATCGGTGCAGACATACCGATTGAGTTGTCCAGTCCCAGGAGTCGCTCTCTTCACCACTTGTCCGACTGCATACCCTGTGGCAGTAGTCCAGTCCGCAGTGGAATCTACATCGTTCTGATCGAGGGCTATCACATTGTCCGATATGATTACGTCTTCAATCAGCTCCAAGTCGTTAGTGCCACCGTATATGTCTACCCCCGCCCTACACCCGTCGATGACATTATTGGATATGACAATCTTGGAACGCTTGGCACCGAAGTAATTTGCATAATCCACCCGGACGGTAATGCCACTATCAAACGCTGGACCCTGTATCTTGCCGTTCTCGATACTGGTATTGGTGCGGATAATGTTTCCCGTACAGATCACATCGTCGCCACCCGTGGCGATGGCTATCCCTACTCCTGCATCTCCATTGTCCAGCTTCTGCAAGTACGGCCATGTGGATCCGGTCAGGATTGCTGTGTGCGGGTCAGCACCTCGGTTCCACATTACATCCTTCACCAGAATGTTTCCCGAGATCACGAGCTGGTTGCCCTGCGCCCGGATGAAGTGGCCTATACAGTCCTTGATCGTGTTGTTCACGATGTGAATGTTATACAGAGTCTCGGGGTTATACGGACCCTCGTACCAATCATCGGCATCGTCATTCTCCCCCGCCGGCTGGAGTCGTATACCGTTGTCCTCGCCACCCTCGATGTAGTTGTCGGATATGATGATGTCGTAAGATTCCGGGCCCGCCTCTCCGTAATTGCTAAACATCACAATCACAGCGCCCCATGTCCGCAGGAGCCTATTCGATGTTATGATCCCCTGATGATCGCCCCCTCCGTTGATGGCGTGTCCGTACTGAACATCATGTCCGGCAGGTGTGGACGAATGTGAGCCCAGGTTGGTCGACTTCTGTGCAATGCCAGACCCATCGATCTCGTTGTGCGAGATGTCGAAGTTGTCGTTGTGCCTCATCCGTATTGCAGTCTTGGATGCGTTCAGGATCGTGCAGTGATGGATAGACAAACCAGACACATTCTCAAAATGGAAGACGCCATGAGCCGGGGCAGATGCCCCCACCCAGCCACTGACGACGGCGGAGCTGTCCACATTGACATGATCCATCTCGATGTTGGAGTTGCCGCCCGTCCACCCACCCGGTTCAGCGAAGGAGCCGAATGAGGCATTCCTGAAGATCGAGATGTCTGCGGTTGCGGTCTTGATCCAGGCATCGTGGTCGCAGACTATCCGAGTGTTGTCATACACAAGCAGAGCCGTATCGTCACCCGCATCGATGACCAGATAATCTCCTTTCGGAAAGTAGACAGTACCGCCCCCTGCGGTGTTGCACGCATCCAGTGCAGCCTGGATGTAGGCGGTCGTATTAACAAGACCCGTATCATCTGCGCCGTAGTCTTTGACGTTGAACTGCTGTGCCCAGCGGTCGGCCAAATCTCGCGGCTCGCTGGAGCCAGTGGCGACGATCCCGGTGGGCTCAGAAAACGCTGCATTGGTCACCGCCACATCGACATAGGTTTTGGTCGCAGCATCGGCAGCCAGGGTGGGCGCGGAGAGGTTCTTGATACGGTTAAGGTGTGCGTCATACGCACCCGCCCCGTCTATGTCCCTGTCCGGTAGACCCAGCGCACGTTCCGCAATCTCGCGAGTCCTCTTCTGCTGGAGAGTCACCCGGTCAAGCGCCGTCTCGTGCGTCTCCGCAGGGAACGAATCGCCACTTACATAGTCCACCTCCTGGGTCAGCGCGGGATCGTTGTAGATAATCACCTCTTCGCCTACCGCCGGGATGTAGTCAGGCAAGAAAGTGACTGATCCACCCGAGGCGTCACCCGCACCCAATACCGTGTAGTGGGTGGACAGGGCTTGGTCACTCGACAGTCCGTCGCGCGTTACAAACGCCCATAACAAGCTGACGCCGTCACTGATGGCAGCCCCCGTGCCAGTGGGCGATCCACTCCACTCAGGCCCAGAGGAGGCAGAGGATGTTCCAGCTACAGTACACTTGTAGATGTGATCGGTGTAAAGAAGGTGAACACCGTGAACTATGTTATCCGCAACGTAGGCAGTGAGCGGAGCCCAGTCCGGTGCTGATTCGTATGTCAAAGAGGTGCGCTTCACCACAACAAGATCGCCAGAGGCGAGGAACTTGAAAGGCACAGCAAACGTAGTGGTTACGCCGTCTCCTGAGTAGGTTTCACGGGTCGTTGTGCTGGTTATCATGTGGTGTCGCTCCTACTGATCTCAGTCCACTTATCCTCTTCAAACATGGTCAGCGTAATCGAGTCTCCATCCGCCATCACGCAATGACCCACCAGCTCTAGGTTGGTTCCATCTGTAATCTGGACCGCGTGTTCCGCCTTTACCATAATAGTTTGACCCACCACGCCATCATCGAAGTAAGTAATGGCAGTTGTCCCTCCGGTTAAGAACAGATTCCCGCCCGCTACGCTTGGGGTTCCCGAGTCGTCCAGCGTAGACACCCCCGATGCATCGACCTTGGTGCTGCGGCTGACCTCGTGCCATGTTCGCGACGTAAAAGTGAGCGGCACATTAGTACCAGCCGCTGTAGCCACTCTATTCGCCGTGCCCGCGATCCCCGCTCCATTAGCCATGATAAAAGAAGGGGGGTCAATCGTGTCTATGCGTTCTACCGCTGTATCGTATGGAATCCCAGGCCCGGAAACGCTCATACCGCATAAGAGGGCATCGGAGTTATCAATAGTTATTACCGAAGAGCCAGATCCGCCGACATTATATGTATCGCAAGTGCGATCTACGAACTGTGTCTCCACGCACTCAAACGTGATGCTATCCCCGGCCTGGAAGCCGAGTGCGTTATTGTTGTCCCTTAAAGCAAAGGTGTCTGTATCGTCAGCGGGGTACATATTGGCAATAGAAAAAGTGGCCCCCGCAGCCCAGATGAGAGTCATCCTCATCCCATGGCGACCGAACTCGCATCGGGTCAGCGTGGTGCTTCCAGTCACCACGAATGTTACCTCGTCACCGATAAACAAATCCTCAAGCGGGAAGTAAGCCTCTGACGCCTTCGTAATCGTCTGCTCCAAACCGACATTGCCTGATACTACGTTGTCATATTGAGGCTTCCACAGCATGTTCCCAAATTCGACATATTGCATTACACCGTAGTCAGATTGCTTGTTGTTGAATAGCTCGGGTGAAAAGACGTTGCCCTTCACGGAGACATTCTCGACCGCGTCGGCCACCCCGGACAACGTATCCACCATAATCCCGCCGCGTGTTATAGGCACCCGATGACCACCAACTCGGCCCCCTGCCGATCCGGTCCCCACTTCGTTCTCGTTAAAGAGTATGCCATCATCATAAAATACGTTATCGGTGATCGAGATGTTGCGCGTCCTGCGATCATCGGCATATACCGCTGTCCCGGCCCCAGTTTTTTTGGCCTCCAGAGCAATGCAATATCCGCCCGTGATGAATGTAACCGTCTGGTCCTCACCGGGAGCAGAGATGGCCGCTACATCCAAAGTAACAGTATCCGAGCCGGAGTCGGCTGACACGACATATGTCCCTGGATCTGTTTCAAAGGCGTCGTGAACAACCCGCACCCCCGGATCAACGTCCATCTTCGAACCGCCGATATTGTTGACATTATCCATCGTGAAAGTTGTGTCGCCATCTATATCGCAGGACTCATCCTCGTCGGCTCGGCCAATGTTCCCGATCACGTTATTCGACACATCCACATAGGCGCAGTCGAGAATCCGGATGCCGTATTTATCGCAGTCTCTGATTTGATTTCCGCTGATGCGGATTCCTTCAGCCGCCTCAAGCGCAATGCCGATACCGAAGGAAATGCCCTCGTCCGGGTCTTCGTGAACCCTTATGCCCCTCACGATATTGTTAATAATCTGTACGTCGTATGCCGGGGACGCATCCCTGTATCTAATACGAACGGCAGTATCGACAATGTTTTCAAAGATGCACCCTTCGATCACGGCACGGCGACCATCATAAAGCATCCCGTACCAGCGGAGATCGTGGAAGTGACACCCAATGATCCGTATATCTCGCGGCTGCTGATGCCATGTCGTTAACCCGCCGAAAGATGATTCAAGAGCCACCCCTGCGAATCTATCTGTGTCACCCAAATTATCGAACTCGCAATTCAGCAGAAAAGCCTTATGAGCAACTAGGTCTAACCCGCCCTGTTTGAAGTTGGTGAATCGGCAGTTCTCCAGATGTACCCCATCGCAGCTAAGCCTAACTAGGTGCTTATAGGTGGTATCCAGATTGTTGCCATCAAAGATCAAATCACGAATAACGAGATACTTAGCAGTCGTTCCTTGGGCAATGTTTAACAGCCTCTCGTTGTAATCTGGATGCACAGGGGGGTCGCTACCAAGATCAGGGTGGGCCTTTAGTACGGACCCATTCCCCTCTATAATGAGTGGGCTTGTATCACCGTATTCTGGGCCGAACTGGAGATCCAAGTTCTGGCACATGAAGGTTTTCTGAAATGGGAAGCTAACGATCCCGCCGTTGTCTCGTACCGCGAACAAACACCTCTGTATCGCCTCGCTATCGTCGGTAGAGCCATCGCCCACAGCTCCGAAATCGAGCGGGTTCCGCCGCTCACTCCATCTCTCTCCGAGAGATCGTTCGACCCCAGCACCGCCACCGTCTGTTTCGGAATGGTTGGAGGTCACTCCAGAGGGAATGACCAGCCCCGCATTCACCACCGCTACATCCACATATCCCTTGGTAGCCGCATCCAAAGACCCTGTGGGCGTACCCAGATTTCCCAGACGTAGGGCCTGGGCGTTGTAGGGTCCAGTGTCTGCTGGATCGCCGTCGTCCATAGCGATAGACCGCGCGACCAAGTCTCGGGTGCGCTGCTGCTGGAGGGTCAACTTGTCCAGGGCCTGCTCATGCGTCTCGGCGGGGAAGGCATCCCCGGACACATAGTCAACGCTTTGAGTCAGGGGTGTGTTGTTATAGATCAGCACCGTCTCGGTCGGTTCCGGGGGAGTGTGCATGGTCACCGTGCCGCCCGAAGGTGTACCCGCGCCACTCACCGAGTAGTGAGAAGTGAGGGTCTTCGTTTCGTCAACCAAGACAGATGTGATCCGAACGATGACCACCAAGTCTGTATCGGCCAGGAACTTGAACGGTACGGCGAAGGCGGTTGTTGTACCGTTCCCGTCATATTGCACTCTGGTCGCTGTCGTTGATACTGTCATATCTGCATCCTATTGCTTCTTGGGTGGGCCTGTAAAGAGGACATGGGGGCTCGTGGCTGTACCCTCTGCAAGAGCCTGCCCGCCCTCGATGGCCCTCATAATCTCTACCGCCGGCAGGTGGAGGACAACGCCCATCGTGTTAATGGTAGAGTGCATCAGAGCCTGGTCGGCTTCGCCCTGCGCCATCTGCCCTAACATCGAGCTCATGGCTTCAAACCCTCGAGCTCCCGCCGGACCCGAATACCCGTAGTATCCCTCCGCCGCTCCCGTCAGTTCACGAGCACCCACAAACAAATTGCCAAACCAAGCGACGTGCGCCCAGCCTATGTATTCCGCCCAGCTCTCGTCCTCGTCCCAAGACTGCCTGATGGCGTCGGCCATGAGTTTGCTGAGAACCAGCGGCACCGTGTGAAGCAGAAGCATGTCCACAGCGAACCGTCCCACATCCTTCGGTGATGTGAAGTCGGTGCCGCGATAGGACTCCGCAGTCAGGTTCAGAGTCGTATTGAAGAACGAATAGAAATTTGTCCAGAGTTTCAGAAGCGGGCCGCCGCGCTGTATCCTGGCGAGATCCTGAATCTGGCCGCCGCCCTGGGCATCGATCACGGCCCGGTCGGCCATAGACACAGCTCGAGCCTCGTCGCCGCTGGCGTCCATCTCTTTCTCGTAGGCACCGAGCCAAGTCGGCACATCGACCACCTGCTGCATCTTCACGATGAAAAAGAAGTAGGAATCTTTCACGGGGTCAAAAGCTCCACCCTTCAGGGTCTTCTGCTGGACCTCGCGTATCTCGCGCTGCATAGTGGTCGCCCGGTTCGCCATCATCGGGCTCATGGCATAGATCCAGCGCACCGTGTGCTCCATCGTGGCAGCGCCCCGGAGCCATCTCGAGATCCCCTTCGCCACCCACTTCGGCCCGATACGCACCATAGACTGAGTGATGCCGAGAGGCTGGATCGCGCCGGTCATTACGTTCCACCCCATGCCGGCGATGCTCGAGCCCTTGCGTATATGATTGACCGCCTGTTCCCAGCCCTTCTGCGCCGGAACATCCCCCGCCGCAATGTCCTCGAGCGCGCTGCGTATCTGGGCGTAGACAGGCTCACCGAACCCTTCCATGATCGCCTTTTGTACATCCCCGTGCGCCATGATCTTGTTTGTATCAATGAGCCACTCATGCCATGCCACATCGTGTATCACGTTGTCGATGTGCTCAAAGGCCACGCCTAGATCCAGCCGTATCTTTGTGCCTTTGACCATCTCGGCGCGTGCCTGGAGGTGACCGTTCCGGGTTATGGCCCGCACTACGGCCCCTCGCAAGGTGGACCGAGCCGCGTCCTTCGCCGCATTCGCAAGAGACTGCTTATCACCCTGGAGCGTATCGCCCGCGATGGGGAAGTATCCGCCCGGTATCTCGCCGTGAACCGAATGCCTGATGGGCGTTGCCTCCACAGCCTCTGGCCGAACCCCGGTGACGCGCTTCTCTTTGTCGAATGCCATCTTCTGATAGGAGCCAATAAAGGTGAGCAACTTCTGAACAAACTGAAACTGCTCCTTTGTGAGGGAATCGACAATGGCCTGCATCTGCTCCGGGCTCCAGTCGTACCCGTCCTTCAGGCGCTGCTTGTTGCCAGCGTTGCTCATATTCAAGACGGCCACGATCCGGCCCTGGAGCGAGAGCTCTTCGCCCAGACCCTCGACCATCCCCTTACTCTCCAGCTCCCCGTGGAACATGGGAACCTTCCCCAACGTAGCCGCCGTCAGAGTCCTGCGGACGCTGCTCCCATAGTCCGAGAAGGGGGCGAATATCTCAGAGAGCGCCTCCCACGCCTTCTCGCGTTCGACTGTTTCAAAGGTGCCGCGCTCGTCCATTGTCCGAATGATGAGGTCGAACATCACTCCGCCCGCCCCGCCATCCATCTCATTCAGAAGGCTCGCGAGCTTGCGATGGCTAGCAAACGTATGGCCGATAGCGTTCTTGACACGCTCCTCGGCACGCCTGGGTTCTTTGGAAATCTCGCCGGATGTCCTGCTGTTGTTGGATATGGTTTCCACCGCCCGCTCGACGTTGTCGGCGAGGGTGCGCTTGTCCTTGGCGAGAAGCAGTTTGTTCTTGAGACGGGCGAGGTGCTCTATGTTCTTGACCGCATCGATGACCGCATCGAACTCGTCCACCCGCAGGTTTCTCCACGGGGTCGCGAAGCCTTCATCGCGCAGTCTCTCATCGATCACCACACTTGCCGTGGCGTCTTCCTCCTCCACCGTTTTGATCCACTCCTGTAGGGTGGGTTTGGAGTGGATGACCTTGGCCCGCCTCCGGTCGGCCTCCTTATCGCTCATGCGCCGGAAGTCGAAGCGATGGAGCAGCGACAGTATCTCCTCGAGATAGCCGCCTTCCGCCTTGCCGATCCGCTGCTGCGTAGTCTTCTTGTCGAAGGTCAGGGCGTAGGCCCGCCCCCTCTCCATCTTCTCTTTCGCCTTGGTGGCCTCAACGATCAGGAAGTGGTTGAGCAGACGCTGGAGCCCAGCCGCGTGGGCCGCCTCCCAGTCCTCATCCTCAACAGCTTGGAGCATCTCACGCGCCGCCCTGGCCTCTGCTTCGCGGTAAAGGTTGGGTCGGAGATCCCGCACGCGCTTCCCGTTGATTTGCCGGCGGGCGATCTGCTTGGCGACGGCCTGCGGAGTGTCCGGCTTTCCGGATGCCCGCGACAGAATCCGCAACTCTCGGATCAGGTAGTTCCCCTTCGCATCACTCTCGAGCGCGTCCTGGGCCATCTCGGTCAGCGTGCCGTCGTTCAGGATATCCCCGTAGGTTTCCTTCATCCGCCGGTCGGTTTCCTGCTCGATGGCGACCTTGCGATTCTGGCTATCCGCCAAGGCCCGCACCAGAGCATCCCCGGAGCTGAAACTAAACATCCGCGCCAGAGCATCCGGGTGTAGCCCACCCTCCGCCTGCCACATAGAGTACTGCCCGCTACCCCCCAGTACCTTCAGTATCGATCTTCCGTACTTGGATACGAGGGCTTTCCGGTCCAGTCGGAGAGCGACAAAACCTTCCGGATCGTCCTCGTTTAGAAGCGTCCTGAACTGTAGGTAGTGGCGGAGCTGGTATACGGGCTGGGAGTTAATGTCAGTCTCGACCTGCTCCCGCATCCGCTTCCGGTCTGACTTCCACTGCTCGGAGAGCTCGCGTTCCAGCTCCCGCATCAGCTTCTTCATCACCTGCTCGTTGGCTTGGCCCTGAGCGCGCCCATAAGCGTCCTGAAGCGCCTTAAATTCTGCCTGGGTCATCACGCCTGTGTGCGGAGCTTTGAACGCTGGGGCCATTCTCTCCTGCGCCTGGATGCCTTCTATCTGCTCCTCGGTCGCCAGCATCCGGTCGAAGACTTCTCGGATCTCCGGGGTCAACTCTACATCGAGCTTTCTGATCGACTTGTATACTTGGATCATCCACTGGCTAAAGCGTTGGAAGAGAGACTGGAGCTCCGCGCTAGGAGCCTTGCCCTCGTACAGATACGCTTCCCAGGCTCGTGCCCACGTTTCGTGCTGCTCGGTGCCAATCGCCTCGAGCGATTCGACCCCCAGAAAACTCATGGCTTTCTGGATATCAGATACGAGCCCTTCGTCTGCGGTGCCCTGCTCGACGGCCCGGAGCATCATCACGAAAAACAGATGGCCCATCTCATGGAGCCCGGTGCTCAGGTTCTTGGCCTCGGTAAACCGCATGACGATATTGAGCAGTTCCGGGTCATAGGTGAGCGATCCGCGCACCACCCGATCCGCACCCTGGGCCTGCTCGAGAGTGGCGGGGGCAGCTTGCGCCTTGAGGAGAGCTGTCCGCCTCTTACGGTATTCACCTGTGAGTTCGATTCCGGTCTTCTTCCCGAAGACGGGAGACTCTTGCTCTGGGAACGTCTGCGCGATGTCTCCCGTGATTTGAAAACTCGCCACCTTCAAGATGTCGAACGCGGTCGCCAAAAGCACATCGCTATCCAGAGCGACGGCCCCAACTCCCAGGTCGCCTGGGTCACCAAATTGGCCGGTGAGTACACGCTGCACCGCGCCCGCAAGGTTGACCGAGTTCTCCTTCAGAAACTCTTCGTCCGTAATTTCTATTCCGAATTCTTCCTCAAGTATCCTTCTCTGCTCGAGGAATGTAACGTGCTCCCACTCGACCGCACGCATCCCATCGGCCAGGGTGAGCGGTGCCTCCGGCTTGCGGTGCGGACCCTTTGCGATGATGCCCAACGCCCCGGCACGCCGGCCTCGGGCCCCGTACTTCTCGGTCATCTGCTCGTTCGCGATGCCGTGGGCCACCTCGTGGGTCACGCGCCACGCCAGCGTGTAGGCGTGATCCATGAACGAGCCTTCGGACTCGCTGGGGTCATAGATCCAGACCGTGCGACTGTTCTCGTAGGACGGTGTCTCGGGGTCGCTGAAGTCCGGATAGAAAGCCTTGCCGTTCTCGCCGGCATGGGGACCGAAGACTCGGTAGTCCCAGCCCACCCTCTCGAGCCACTGGGCGAGCTGGGCCTCCACCTCTTCTACCGTTTCACCGAACACGGTTTGGAGTGGGTATATGCGAAGGCTCTCGTTTGTGTCTTGGCCCTTGGTAGCCGCCAACCCGAGGGCCCGGTAAATGGACCGCTGCGCGGACGCGGGCACGCGAGCGCCCTTGTGCAACTGCTCGACCGGGACTGGCTTGGCACCATCACCGGGTAGGCCGAGGGAGCCCTGCGCGTTTAGAAGTCCGAGCCCCCGGAGATTCTCCTCGGAGAGGGCGAGTCCTTGATTTGCTGCTCGATCTCTTTCGCGGTCGGCCCGGAGGGCGTCGAGTCGGTCTGCGGCGGAGGCGAGGTGTCGCTCGAAAGCATCTTGAGCAATGCCTGAACCTTCCGCTTGCGTGACTGGGCCTTCGTCTCCTCGTTCTGCAACAGGGACTCCACGGCCTTCTTGAGTGTCTCGGATGCCTTCGCCAAGTTGTGCTCCTTCTAATATCTTACGATAGATCCCGCCTGCGAACAACGTAGCAAAATCGGGGGTATCGCTGATCTCCTCTGCTGTAAGGTCGGCGGCGGCCAGGATTCCCCTTGCGGTACGGTCCTCACCGGCTGTAGATGCCTTCTCATAGAGCACCTTTGCCCATGACCAAACCGTCTCCTGCACCTCGGCGGGGGTCCACAGCTCGCCCGTGCGCTCCGTAAGAACATCGGCAGCCCTCCGGACCACGGCGCTGAAAGCGAGGTAGGCGGAGCCCTTGCCGGGTTCCGTTTCGGCCACGTTCATGCCGGTGCCGGCCAGCATCTCCTGGGACATGAGCCCATAGTTTGCCATCCAGGCGTCAAGGGTGACCTCGTTCACCATGCTGTTCAGATTGAGCATGAAGGAATTTACCTTCGGGCCCGATATGGTGAGGTCGAGCTCCATGTCTGCCGATGTCTCCGCAGACAGGGCCCGTATAGAGTTCTGTCTCCACGCATCCAGTACCGACTTGACGCCCTTCGTCCCCTGAACCGAAGCCCCCATGATTTCCAGTATCTCGGGGCTGACCCACTTGTCCTTGCCCTTCTTCTGAGACTCTTTACTGCCCGCTGGTCGCCCAGCCTTGTCCCAATTCACCCATACGTTGAGTGCGTTGATGAGGTTGTTCTCGACCGAGGTCTGGGGAGACATGGAGGCCAGCAGTGCGGTAAAGCGTGGAGCGTCCTCTAGGCCGAACACATCAAGGATGGCCTGCGCGCTAGCGCGATACCAGCCACGCTTTGCTTTCCCCGAGTACGCCACGGTAGCGAGTTCCTCGGGGTCTAAGTGCTCGAACACCTCGAGCATCCGGGCGAGCCCATTCTTTTTGACCTTCGCTCTCTCGCTCCCAGTCAGCAGCGGAAGAATGTTGGCGAGGCCAGGGAACTCACCTACCAGCTTCTCCAGCCTCTTGTTTTCTTTCTCGATGTCTTCCGGGGCGGCCCGCTGTAGAGCGTCTTCAATATCCGGGGGTATTACATCCGACTGCTCGAGCGTGGTCCCGTACCGATCCATCAGGGTGGAGATCACTTCCTCGTTGCCGAGCTCGTCAAGATCCAGCCCCAACTGGTCAAGCACCGCAGCCAATTCGTCTCGCGGCTGCCGGCGCTCGCGTATTTGTTCTAGTTGCTCTTCCGTTCGCAGGGGAAATCCTTGCAGCTCTTCGGTCACAGCGTCAAGAATCTGCTGCGCGTCCAGCTCTACTCCACCCTGGCGGTCCTCCTGACGGTCCACCCCCCTGGCAATTAGGGCGTAAAAGGTTTCCGTCCCCTGCTCACCTAAAACCTCGAGCAACGAATCCCGCGATGTGTAGCTTCCGGGCCCGCGCCTGAATATGCCTGGCAGCATATCCTGCGTCAGACCCGCGTGCCGCAACTCTCCAGCCAGTTCGCTATCGGGGTCTACGCCACCTCTCATCTTTTGGCCGTCGTTAAAACTCCTGAGCTGCGACAGTAGAGGATACATCGGTAGCCCCTTGAGCTCTGGCTCGAGCCCGCCACGGATCTCATCAAGCAAGACGCCGTAATCCAGCTTCTCGAGAGCCTGCTCGAGCGTGGGGCGGAGCTCGTCCGCTAGAGGGCCTTCCACATCCAACCCGAAGTCGAACGCCTGCTCGCCTACACCACGGCCCTCGAGCCGTTCTACAAACGTCCGCAACAGCCCAGCGAGTGGACGCGCCACATCCGGAGAGGCCGCCCCAGACTCGATGAGTTGCTTGAGGAACTGTTGTTCGACCCCTTCGCCAGGGGAGAGCTCCTCGCCACCCCGGTCAACCTCGGCCAGCTCCTCCATCGTCTCGTTGAGGGCAGCCTCTATATCAGCCTCAGACGCCTCCGCCTCCGCAGCAGAAGGCGCGGTGAGAGCGAAGCGAACGTCCTGACCCAGGGCCTCGTGATGCTCGGGCAAGTGCGTCAAATAGTCTGCGAGGGGCACCACCACATCAGCGCCGGTTGCCATCGCCTCGGGCAACTGCTCGAACACCTCGGGCAGTGCCTGGGCCAAGGCTTCGGCATCCACATCCTCGGATTGAAAGAGCTCGTTGAGCTTCTCGGCATCGATATATAGGTTGGGGTCGCCGCCGGACTCTTCGATGAGGCGGGCCTGCCACTCGCGGTACATCTCCGGATTGGCCTCTCTGAGCTGCTTCCCAAAATCGCCCACGGCCTGATCGACCGCACCCGTCAAAGACTCGGCTCGTTTCTTCGCGTACCGTCCTTCATAGAGGGCGTTTACCCCTGCGACGGGAACACCCAGACCGCCTGTATAGGCCGGCCCCACTACACCGCCTACCGTGGCAGACCACACAAGTTCCGACAGGTCTTCAAACGTCCACGAAAAAGGTTCGTTCGTCGTAGCGGACACAGTGGATTTGACGGCAACCTGCTGGACCCCTGTTTGCCCCAATTCAGTCGCGGCCTCCGTCCCCGCAGAACCCAGCATACGCTTGCCTATTTGCTTGAGGCGAGCACGCACGCCCGGATTGGTAAGCAATACCTCGGTCGCCTCGCCTACCAGTTTGGCTTTGAGGCGGCTGTAGCCGGGGACAAACCGCATCGCAAACCCTAGCCCTACGGTTTCCAGACCCGCACTAGCAATACCCGCCACAGCAGACGCGCCGCGTATCGCGTCCGGATCAATTACCTCGCCCGTGCGTGCTTCGATCTCTCTGGCGCGGAGGGTCAACTCCATCCACACGCCACCGCCCTCTATCAGCCAGCTACCCGTGAACACACCACCCGGTGCGGCTATCACAGCGCCGGGTAATGCACCTGGGCCGCCAGTCGTTACTGCGCCTAGGCCCGCGCCTAGGCCCGCAGCCGCAGCCGCGTATGTGCCGATCCCCAGCATGATCGGGCCCTGGGTAATCAGTTCTCCGAAAATGTCATCGGCCCAGCCTAAACCGTATGGCATGTCTATCTGCGGTGGCACGATGGGATTGTTTAATGCGTGTTCAAGCTGAAGACGTTCCTCATCGGTTCCTGCACCCAGGATGCCAACCCGAGCCGCCAACACGCCCATGTCTCGCACTTGTGTTCCACGGTCCCAATATGATCCCGCATAATCCCCAAACGTAGGCGGCGGTCTATACAGTTCTGGCTGCCTTTGTTCTAATGCAGTCCCCGCGCCGACACTTTGAGCAGGTGTTACAAACGGAAGATTCTGAAGGGCTCGGTGTGCATTCAGAAGTTCTAACGCCTTGTCTGGCTCAGCGGCCAACAAGGGGCCCGCAGGTGAGCTGAGCAACTCCGCCGTCGCTGCGCTCCTCTCCGACTGGGCGGCGATGGCCCGCGCCTTTTCGTCGGACCTAATCTCCGGTAGGTTCCTCTCCGCTGTGTCGAAGGGGATACCTTGGGTGCTTTCAATCTTCAACGCCTCGGCGCGGTCAGGTGCTTCTTCTCTGGCTCGAGCGATAGCTGTATTCTTCACATCGGCGACTTGTTTCTGGTGTCGCTTGCGGAGAACCTCTTCGCCAGCGTGGCGAATGTCTTCGTCGGTGAAGAGTAGAGAGCTCAATATCTTGGGCCCCGGTTCTGGTAGTTGGCTCTCCAGCCGGGTTGTCCTTCAGCCTCGGCCCTCTGGGATTCGTCCATTAGTCCAGATAAAGACGAAGAACCCTCCTGCTGGTTTTCCAGCATCAGCGCGTATGTGTCCCGAATCGCTTGCAACGCTTCTAGGTCTTGTCTGTCACCTATACTCTCCGGAAATCCGTTCCGGATTGCGATCTCTGCCGCTTCGGGTACCACCAACGTCGGAGTGGCAAGAAGGGCTGGTGTCATCTCGAACAGCCGCGCCGTGTCCTCCGAAAACCACCCTGTCTTCAGAACGACTTCATCTTTCAGCCCCTGGATGACAGTGCTCGTTTCGATACGGGTCAACGGTTGCTGCTTAACGTGCCGCGCTCTATTGAGAGCTTTCTCCACCTTTTCGCGAAACAGTAGGGAGGCACGCATATCGTCCTCGGACGCTTTTGCGAATTGGGCGTTGTTGATAGGCAGTTTCATTGTGGCAAGTGCGATATCCATTTCGTTCATGGCGTGTTCATCCAATTCCGATGCGCCTTTGCCCTGATCGGTTTCCAATGTCTTTATCAGTGTATCGCTAAGTACATGACCAAACTCTGCGCGCAGATTCAGATTCAAAAAGTCGGGTCGCGTCACAGGGTCAGCGGCCAGTCGGACCAACGTATCATACGTTGTCGCCTCGAGTGCCTTCCCGTCAAGCGTCTTCCCCTTGTTATCGCGTTCTTGAATAATCGATAGCAGTTGGGCGAACTGATTCGGAGTCCACGGCATCGCGGTATCTCTCGCCCGGAGCTCTGCATCAACCAACTCTTCCGTAGTCATGTCAGTCATCGCACGTTTCATAACGTCGATGTACTGCGCGTCGTTGGCTTCTTTCTCGTGGGCTTGCTCTCGGTCGTACCGTCCCTCCACGATCACGCTTACACGATCTCGCATGTGGGCGGGTACTTCGCGAATTGCCTCTCGGCGCTTCTCATGGTCCGGGTATTGGTCATATATTTCGTCCGCTAGCGCGTAGCTGTCAAAGATAATGCGTTCAGTTTCTTCCGCGTTGCCCACCTGAATCTTCATCCGTGCGGCTGCTACTGGACCGAGTGTCCCATTCTTCTCGGCCAAGCTGATATCCATCAAGGTTTCTTTGTATATTTCCTCACGGCGTACCGGGTCCGGGTTGTTCTTAGCCGAGTCCAGTTGCGTTTCCACAGACATAATCAGGGTGGCCTGGGCGGAAGCGATCTTTGCGTTGCGGACGTTGTCCAGTACCGCGATTCGCCCGCTTTCCATCTGTTGGAAAAACCGCGCGTCAAACGCCTCCTGATACTTTGGGTACTTAACCCCTTTTCTGAACTCCTGGGAAATCTTCTGGGAACCCGCTTGGTACATCCCCATGCGCTTGTTGTGGTCCGGCTCGGCTTGCACCGATTGATCCAAATCCGTCATAGCTCGGGTCGCGCCAGACAGGGCACCCAATACGCGGGAATCCATCTCCTGCTCAAACAGGCTCATAGCGAGATCGCCCGTGTCACCCACTTTCTGAGCAATCGCCTCAAGACCTTCGCCAGTATCGAAATCTCGCGGGCCCGCACGACGACCGGCACCGAACGGCCTCTCCTCTACGTTGGGTATGGAATACGGCATCTATGAGAGAACCCCGTAATTAGCCGCCGGTCCACCAGTGGCAGGAAGATCATATGACCCATACGAAGTCACCCTGGGACCGTAACCAGCCCCGGAATCGGAAGCGCCGGGTATGCCTAGAGACAGGCCCGTATAAGCCGCTTGACTGGCGGCACCAATCCAAGAAGCCGTGCGCCGATCTTTCCCTGTCGAGATTGCGGATGCCCCGCGCATACGCTCCAGGCGCGCAGTGTTTCGTCCCGCTATCGCCGCGTTCAAAGCGTCTCGCTCATACGCTGCGGCGTTACCAGCCCAGCGTTCCAGCCAGCTCCCCTCTTCCGCGATCACGCCACTTTTCCCAGCCATCTGGACGTACTGGCTGGACAGTGCGCGGCGCGCAAGTTTCTTCCGGCGGGCGTATTCGTGGTTGCCTGCTATCTCTGCCACCCGCGCGTTATATTGCGCCGCTGCGTTCTGAGCATACGCCGTCTTCATCGCCGCGTTGCCCTGCATCAGAGAACCCAGCATAGACGAAAACAAACCGACGCCCATTGCTGCACCACCAAAACCCCCACCCCCACCAAAACTCGCGGAGGTCATGTTGGCGTTGGTCAATATAGAGCCGGTTGCTAGTGACATTCGTTACCCTATCTATCCTGCGTAAGAAGCTGTGGCATGATCGCCGTGATCGTGCAGGGCAATGGCAGCCTATGCTTCAGTGTTATTCGACCCGGCTGCTCATAGCCTTCAGGCCAGGGCAACACTTCTGTGTCCCCATCTAAGAGCGGAACACCAGTGTCCATGAGGTCACCCGCCTCACGCAAATGAAGCTCATCCATATCCGCGTCTACGTCTGTCGGCCCATACAAAAGACCAGACCCGGTCTGATCTAGTCGCAGCACGATGTTGGTGATACGTTTCGTCTTACCCTGCGCGGTCCCGTCAGCAGCACCCGCCTCGACACGCATCGTCTGTACCGTGGACTCGTAGCCCAAGCCCAGAGAAATACTCGTAGCCGAACGGTCTAAAGTGACAACTCCACCCGTCACTACCTTGTCCGGGTGAGTCGCTCCATCTGCGAGGATCGTCACCGTCTCCCCCTCAAGGTGTTCAAGGCCAGCGAGACTCGTAAACGAAGCGCCCGAGTAGGACAGGCCGCCGTCTACAAAGAACGCATCGGACAGCGCGTTTGAGCGCAGCCAGTCTGGGTCTAGGTATTCCACATACTGCTTCGTCGCACCGTTGATCGTTCTGCTCACTACCAGCCAGAGCTGATCCTGATTCCCGAGTGGGTGCGGGATAGTCGCTATGCTCTCGACCTTCGCATCGGTGCCACCTATAACGTGACGATGCCATGCCGTCACCTGCTGTATTCTCTCATAGGTAAAGCAGGCCAACTCGCCGTTCTCCATGAGCGCCCACAGAAATCGGTTGGGTTCCTGCTGAAACGCCAACCTCTTGATCGACCCCAGCGCGATGTGGTCTGACAATACGGTCATGTCATGGGCCACATAGGAATTAACAGAGTCATCGAAAATAAGTTCCCGTAGTTTTCGTCCCGCTCTTTGTGCGAACATTAGAGACTGATCGATACGAACCGGTGGCACCTTCTCGCGACTGCCATAAGTGGTGTGCCGCACGACGCGGACATTGCCCGGAACCAGCGCCTCGGTTTCACTCGCGGCGCTTACGATAAACTCACCGCCCGCTGTACCCACCACCAAAGAGCTGCCCGCGTTGAGCCACTCGATCACGTTGACTTGGTCAGTGTTGAGAGTGAAGATAAGGGCCGACTCGTCGAGGTCCATAATCTGATGGTTCTGATACTCGCTCGTCTTGGATGCCCAGAGAGTTTGCGGGTGGGCCTCAGTGCCCGCCCACCACAATCGATCCTCAAAAAAGGTCACCGTCCTCGGGTATCCGTTACGCCCGGACCACGCCCCGCGTGACCAGCGGTGCGTCTGCATCCGGGTAACAAAGCCACCGCTGGCATACGCTGTATAAGCAGAGCCATCTACATCGAGTAGGTCGAAGTGGGTCGCGTCCTTATTGGTCACCTCATAAATACGGTTGTTGATCTCTGTCATTCCGACTACGCCATTGATCCACACCTTGTCCCCATTAGACAGATTATGCGTAGCGGTAGTGACTCGCACCGGGTTGGCGGCGGTAGCAGCACTTATCGCCACGCTCGCGTATGTGGTACTGACGGGTAATTTTTTCGTGACCGTGGCGGTCGCTGTATATCCGTACCAAATGCCGTCTATTTGCACATCGGACGCGACCGAGTTGATGACCGCGTAACCTTCTCCGCTGTGAAGGTATAGCCATAACCAGCGCCCGTCTGACTCCTCGCCCACCTCATGGATGGGGGCGCTGTGCCCACTTTCACTATTGCCATTGAGTGTAACCAAATAGTAGACGTTGTTATCGAAATACCGAGTTTTCCCAGGCGAACTTATAGCGGTTCCTGTGTACTCGTCGTTGTCGCTGTTGCCCACCCACTCGCCGTGATTGGAGCCGATTATCTCGGCCAGACGAAACTCGCTAGCTACCATCCCCGCCGTAAACAAACCCGCGTTCGATGTCAGGGTGATCGTTCCCGTGGTCGCACTGGCGGTGACATAAATCCCATCGTCTAGGTTCGTGGGGGCGAACGGAACATAGTCAAACAGCATCACCTCCATCGTCCAGCTATTGTGCGCTGTACGCGAAAGTTTGTGGGGGGGGAGTCCAGTCACAGGTCCAGAGGAACCACAAGCCAGGTAGAGAATGTCAGCCGACTGAGCGTGCTGTATTAAGTCTAGTTGGTCTGCGGTGTAGTCGGTTTCTATCTCAAACACCCTACCCACAATGCCCAGTCCCGAAGTCGCCTCGCCTGGATTTTGGCTTCCATCGAGCGTGAAGCGATCATCGCTCACTCGTGTGATAACCCAATACTTGCCGTCCAGAGACGAAATTCCGGTTCCGGATTCACCACTCCCGATATACACCTCGTCGCCTGTGGTATAGCCGTGGTCGGTCACACGAACTTCTACCGGAGCTTCGGCTGTCGTATTCCCGATTGACTTCAGGTCATCCAGAACCGTCCCGCCGTCCCGGTGGACCCGCATATACTCGTGCCCGAACTCAAGGATATACGCCTGCTCTGTACCGTACTCAAACGGGATCAGGCGCACGTTGGTAGCGGAGTCCTTGACTTCCTTGACGAACCGGGTTCCGCTCCGCTTCCGCAGGCCGCCCTGGATGAGAGGGAAAAAGTTCTCGACCGTAGCGCAGCCGGACTTGTACTTCGCCATATCGATCCGGCCCTCAAGGGTCGGCGACAACTCCCCGGAGTTAAAACTAAACTGAATATGCGAGGCTTTAGCCATCTAGTTCCTCGCAGTGATCCAGGCATCCTCCGCGAACGGCATCGGGCTTTGTTCCTGGCCGTCCGCTTTTCGGGCTGATGCCATGATGGCGGTATATTCGTCCGCAGCCAAAGTCCGCTTTGTATTGCTCTGCGTGAGTTCCTCGCACAACTCCACAGCCAAGCGTGCCGCTACAGCGGACGCCAGCAGAGAGTCCCACTGGTTAGGATCTTCCTCACGCTTGACGTACCGGATCGAGATGGGGGAGCCTTCATCCGATAGCAACTTCTTCCCCTCAACCACCCAGGGATAGACGCTATCGTACACCTCGACTACGCGAAGGCAGTCGGCTGGTAGTTGGTACTCATCATCGTACCCGAAACTGGGGGAGCTGGAGAGCTTCGCCAGAGAGGTTCTCGTGATGGCACTATTCCAGGGATGGGCGCGGAACACTTCATCACGAACAGCGGCATACGCGCTTGTACACGCGCGTGCCTGTTTGCTGTCATCTGCGAGTGAAGTGATCCGCGCTTCGCCGACACGGCTTAGCGCCCTATTGCATATATCGACTGCACTAGGCATCCGTTATCGGCCCCCCGTTATGTTAGTCGCCTGCGGTGTAGAAAGCCTCAAGCTGCACAGTCCCAACCGCAACCGTCTGGGCAGTCGTCATCGTGAGCGTGATGTCGAACGACCCGCCCGGATCGGACGCATACGTAGCCGCACTGACGACGTTCACCAACTCCCACATCTGTAGACCCATGTCCTCTTCGTTAAAAGGGCCTGCGGCGAACTTCTCAACACGGTTCGTCCCCGTGTCCGTTGCCACCGCAGTGCCGAACGCATCGTGACAATTCGCATGGGGAAGAGCCCCGTCGTGCGCTGCTCCGGTCTCGTAGATCCCGATGTCCGCAGCACCCGCGCTTGAAGCGCTGTTGGAGCTAAAGAGCAACGAATAGATCCGATCGCTGGACTTCAGCGTAAGCATACGAACTTCGTCGCCTATCCCGGCCACCGTTCCTAGACCAACAATGGCATGTGTGCGCCTTACGCGGGCGTGTGAGAACCCGGCAGAAGCTCGCTTCTGTGTATCGAGTCCCAGTTCCTCGGTAAGGGCACCCATGCCCGGTCCATCCGATCCGCTTGAATTGAAAAGATTACTGAAAATAGTCGGCATTTGATTTGTTTCCTTGCGTTCGATGGTTGGGGTCCGGCACGACTCCGCCCCGGACCCCTCACATCAATGGGTGTTACTCACCAGCCGTAACCATGACTACCTTGCCCTCTTCAAGGCGCGTGGCCCCGATGGTGGTCTTCAGGTAGACCTGCGTGGCGTAGGACTTGTCCTCGCGCTCGCTGATCTTGGTGGTGATGTCGTTCCACACCGTAAGGTGCATACCCGACTTCGCCCATACGGGGCAGAGTCGGTCGCCACTGCCATCGACAGTCAGCCGCTCGGTGAGGACGAAGTTGATCCCCATGAACGAACGAACCCGGCCATCGACCAGCGAACGCTCCACGTTGGTATCGACGCTCTGGGTGCTTGTCATCCGCACGAGGTCATCGTGCTGAGACGCGCTGATCGCCATGTAGATCGGGTCATTGTCCACATCCACCTCGGCTTCCATCAGCAGTTTCTTGGCATCCTGAAGCTGGGCGAGTGTGAGCGCCGATCCCGATACTGCGAGGGTGTGTCCTGCAACCAAGTCCGTGTCGGTGGTTCCGTTCTCTCCGGTCTTGGATGTGGCATTGAACGCACCGATGATCTCGTCATCGATGGCTCGACCCATGGCGTAGGCCCCATTCACCGCATAGGGCGATTGGGGATTGATGAGCATTCTGACCTTGTCCTGATCGTCGATCAGGTCGGCCCACTCGTAGTCCACCGGGAAAACCCAGCGAGCATCGTGCGGAGTGGAGATCAGCGGCGTGTCGCCGTGACGGGTGGTGCGCTTGACGGCATTGACTGCGCCAACTTGCTCCACAGCCTTCGCTGCTTTGCCGGTTGCCGATCCGGTCATTACCGTATCGCGCAGTTTGCTTCCCTTTTGCTGCAACAGGTGCGCGACGTTGTTCGCGTACTGCTGCACAAATGCAACATTTACTTGGTCTGACATTTGAATAAGCCTCTAGTGTTTTGCGAGGCTTATCCGTTGCCGGGGCCAGCAGGTTCAAACGGCTTCCAAGGCTTGTCCGGGTGCCACACCGGGGCCGATTTTTGTTTTGGCTGGAAGGCTTACCCGGTCGCCACACCGGGGCCTGTTTGCTGCTGTGTAAAGTTGGTACTGGTGACATCTTATGCACGGGTCGAAACCCGGCGCAATGAGTACGCGAAATTATTCGGGCTCGGGGTACGCAATCGTGTGGAGACGAGCCATACGCTCGTTAGCCTGAGCATTCCCCTCCGTGTACTGGCCCATGAAATCTTTGTCGAGCATCAAGTCCTCGATCTTCGCCTTGGCTGCGGCGGGAGTCATACCGAAGGGCAGACCGTTGCCGCTGTCCTCTCCCTGGCCCCCGGGAGTGACATGCTCACCCAGGCCACGGCCAATCTGCGCGGTCAACTCCAAGACGCCACGAAGCCCAAGTGCCTGTTCTAGCTTATCAATCGTCGTATCGTCAATCCCGAAACGCTGCCGGAAGCGGGTTGCGGCAGCGATGTTCTCATCCCATGCCGGTCCCCACTCCTTCTTGAGCGCCACCTCTTCAGCCTGGGCAGCCTCATCGAGATACTGCTGCTGCTCCGCAGCGACTTCCCCCAGACGCCCGTTGTACTTCTCGTAGATCAGAGCCGCCTGCTGCTGGCTCAGTCCCGCCTCGTGGGCCCACTCCTTGAGGTCACCCGTCAGATCGACCGTCCCCTCCGGCACCTCAGGCCCGGTAAGCTGGTACTCCTCCGCCGTCTCGGGTCGCCCCAGACGGTTGTATACGGAGTTCCAACCCTCTGTATCTTCAGCGTTTTTCGGCATGTGGACGATCTGGTCCGCCGGGACACCGATAGATTTCTCAAGATTCCGGTACGAGTCGAGCATCTGCTCGGCCCCGGTCCAGCCCTTGTTCTCGACGTATCCCTGGGCATCCTCGCCCAAATCCGCGGTCCAGCCCCCAGAAGGCTCAGTGGAGGTGTCCCCTACCGGGGTTTCTGCTGACTCTCCAATAACGCCTGACGCACTTGTCCCGACTTCTTCTGCTGCCATGTTTCGCTGTCATCTCCTTCGCACTGGGTACCAGCGCCATTCTGATTCTCTTCCCAACTCGAACCACACCAAGAACACACCAACTCCTCATCGAAATGATGGTCGCCAGCTTTATTGGGGTGGCACTTACACTTCCGTCCGGGGCCCTTCCCATAAGGGGGAGACAAAAGACTAATCCTCCACTTCCGCGGTTTCCACCAACTCACCCACATCTGCGGGAGTGAGTTGAAGATAACCCTGGACGCGAAGCCATACCTGCCTGCGCCCCTCTAGTTGTGACGTGCCGTGGCTGTCGCCTGGGACGTGGGTTGTCGTATTCGCGTGGCAGAACCTCTCTAGATCAGCCAGAACCTTACCCCCCAACTCCCCAGAAAAAACCTTCTGATATGCCTGACTTCTCTCAAGCAAAACCTCACGCACCGCCAGCCTCCGCGGGGAGTTCTATCTGGGACAAGTCCTTGGCCGCTGGGGCGATCTGAGAGATCGAGTCCATTATCTGCTGCTGCTGTGCCTGCTGCTGCTGCTGCGCTCTCAACTCTTCCATCTGGTCAGGTGTCTTCAGAATACTCGCGGGAGCCCCGTTGATGTCCGCAGAGAGCCGGATGATTTCGTCCGCGTTGAACATCTGCAAGATGCTCGGGTCGGTTTCGATGAACGGCATCGCCATCTCCATCGTGCGCTGGATACCCACCAACTCCTCGCTGCGCTGCATACGCTGCGCTGGGCTCTCGTAGACAATCTCGTAGTCCCCGGCTGCCTCCATCAGCGCCTGCGGCGGCGGACCCACGAGCCCTTGACGTAGCAAGACCGAGAACTCCCGGTGTACCTGCGGGCCCAACATCTCCGACTGCTGCCTACCCACAGCAGGAGCAAGCAACTGCCCCTTCTCCTGAGCCCGGATCAGGGCCTGAGTGGCCGTCATCTGCGGAGTCTCTACGAGAATGTCGAAGAGTGTAACCATGAACGCATCGTTGATGACCATGCGCTCCTTCTCAAGCATCCCA